TGAGACCTTGTTCTACCAACTGGTCTTGCAGACCGGTGGGTTGATCGACACGGATACTTCGATGACCTTGTGCATGTCACCTGGCGCCCAAGTCGCCCTGACGATCACCAACAGCTTCGGTGTCAATGTGCGTGACCTGATCGACAAGAACTTTGGCAATATCAAGCTGATTACGATCCCGCAATATGCGGCTCGTGGACCAATCATGCCGCAAGGTGTGGCAGCTGGCGAGTTTGTACAGCTGTTCGCCAATGAAGTTGAAGGTCAGAAGTTTGCCTTTCCGGCGTACTCGGAAAAAATGCGGGCTCACCCTGTTATTCGCGCTCGTTCGTCCTTCTCTCAGAAGGTCAGTGCAGGTACTTGGGGCACAGTGGTGCGGATGCCGGCAGCTGTCGTCTCAATGATTGGTGTCTAGGCAGTTAGGGGGAAACTGGTCCCCCTAACAATGTTTGAAATGATAGGAGGTAAAAGGTAATCATGGCTGATAGTATGCAAGTCCCGCCGCCCCAGCCACCGCGCCCAGCGGTCCCGTTCTCAAGAGGAGCAACAACGGGCGACACTGTATATGTCGCCTGTAAGCTCCCATCAGGGATTGTCTTGCGGGTATTTCAGTGGCAAGAATATATGGAGCCGCTGCGGGATGGTACAATGAAAGAATCGCGTAGAGCCATCCCTGTTGAAGGCGCCCAGTTTGTTTGTCGCGGTCCTTGGATCGCCACAGCAGGCCAGGCATACAATTTCAGTAGTGCAGTCACTGAATTGTTACCTGGTGGTTATGCGATAACAGAAGGTTGTCCCAAAGATGTATGGGATGGCTGGCATATGCAGAATAAGACCAGTGATCTGGTCAAAAACCAGGTTGTCTTGGCCCATAAGGATAGGGCAACACTGATTACCGAATGCAAGCAATTGACTAGTGTTGTTACGGGTCTAGAACCTCTGGACCGTAATAATCCAAGTGCCAAGATGGGTGGTGTAGACAGAAGACTCAGGCTTGGCATCCTTGAGCAAGGGGAAGGCAATAGGTAATGGCGTCCGATACAACATTTGGACCCATACTCCCAGCACCTGTGCGGGACTACTTTACCTTTGACTTTACCAATGAAATTGGTAATGTCCCGCCAGGTGCTACTAATACCAGTCCCGTTATCCAGTCAGCATTATGGACTATTGATATTGAACCAACATCAGATCCGACTCTTGACTTGACACCATTGTCTAGGTTGATTGGTACACCTGTATTTGATCAGTATAAGACCAGTCAACTAGTAGGAGATATGGTTGACCAATGTATCTATGTATTGACTGCTCAAGTAGCCTTAGATGACGGAAGGATTTTATTGAAGTCTGGTGAATGTGTTTGTATGACATGGCAAGAACCCGTCTTGCCACCAGTAGACGCATTTGTTGTCAAGTTTGATTATGATAGATTTACTAGTGCTTTCCCTCAGTTTAGTGGTACAGATAGTGACGCCTTAGAAAGGATGTGGATTACTGCAGGATTGATATTTAGAAATGATGCGACTAGTCCTGAGCAGGATCTAAATACAAGAGCCTATTTATTGGCATTGTTGACTGCTCACATTGCAACACTGTTTGCAGGACCAGGTGGACCTGGCATGGGTGGGTATGGTGGTAGTGGAATGGTGGGCAGAATTAACAGCAAATCTGTGAATGGTGTGAGCGTTTCGTCAGAGGGATTCCCTGGTGTTACAGGTACTCAGAGCTGGTATTTGATGACCCAGTATGGTGCTTTGTTTTGGAAGGCTACGGCTGCTTATCGTACCTTCCATTATGTACCTGGACCTGTTAGGTTTCCAACTTACTTTGGTTGGCCTTATGGTAGGTTTGGAGGACCTTGGTTGACTTAGGTTGGGAGGTAGTGATGCCTATAGTGGAGCATGACGAACCCCGAAGTGAAACAATGTCATGGCGGCCCCTGCCATACCTGGCGCCAGGTGAAGTGGAGCGGAGGTCTGATATCACCGCTGTGTGGTCGGAAACGACGGGCGATGATGAGGGGCAGGCGGGAGCCGGTAAAGAGTAGCCCGCACTTTTGATAGGGGAGAAATGTTATGCCGTTTGATGGTACAGGCTTTGATCCGGTAACCCGTAGGTTGATACTGGCGCGGGAAAGAGTTGAAGCAGGGTGGTGTAAGGGTACCTTTCGAACCAACCAACAAGAGTACTGTATGTTGGGTGCGATTGGATTCCGTTCTCTGAAAGAGATCACTGATAGTTTCAAGTCCTACCGGTCGCTTAGGTTTAAGGCAATGATGCGACTGCAAGATGCCTTGGGTCATGATTGGTCCATAATAGCTTGGCAAGACAAACACAGGCGGACCAAGGAGGAAGTCTTAGCCATCTTTGATAAGGCTCTCACCCTTGTGGGATGAGCCTGGTACTGAATGATGCGTTGGTATTGATATTTGTCTCTCAGATAGTGCTGGTGTTTGTATTGTTGGCTTGCTACAAAGCCGATATTCCAATCCGTATACTAGAGTTGATGATAATATTGTCATGGGGTTGGTTGTTGTGTTGTTTATAATACTCTGGTTACGCGGTGTGGTGCTGGTGCTGTGGTTTAGTTTTCTTGGGATGCTGTTAACACATCCCATAGTTACTTTCTATTGGGTTAGTGCTAGGCCTATTCCCCTCACTTTATTGTCATTGATTTGCTTGATGACGGTGCTCCCACCGCCCAGTCGCTAAGTTCCCTACTAATACTCACTCATACATCGTTTTCCAGGCGATTCTAGCGGTATTACCGGAGCGTCGAGTACCGCAGCATAGCTAGGATACTTCACCTCGATGTACACCCTGTAAATAGGCATTCATCATGCAGATGTCAGACAATGGTCGTCGCCTCTTGATGGAGCGGGAAGGCGTTAAGTTAACCGCTTATCAAGACAGCAAAGGCATTTGGACTATTGGGGTGGGTCATACCAGTGTGGCTGGCCCTCCAACAGTCACTCCTGGTTTGACTATTACCAGGGAAGAGGTAGAAGAAATCTTTGAAAGAGACATTGCCAAGTTTGAGAATGGTGTTTCCGCAAGACTAAAGCGTGAGGTTAATCAGCATCAGTTTGATGCTTTAGTATCGATCGCCTATAACATTGGCTTAGGTGGATTTGGTGGATCCACGTTCTTGCGGCATATTAACGATGGTCTCATTGAAGCGGCAGCAGATGCCATTCTAATGTGGAATAAACCACCTGAGATCATTGGTAGAAGACGTGCAGAAGCTGAACAGTTTCTTGATTTGCAACATGTTGCTCGTGTATAATGCAGTCATTGGAACTATTAACAATCATACTGGTAGGTATAAAAGTGGTGGTGGACTCGGGGTTGTTTATCCTCTTGATCCTTAAAGTGTATCATTCATGAGAACAGTTGGTCTCCCCCCAGAACTTGCCCGTTCACGCTGGCGTCCTACCGCTACCCAGCGTAGGCAATTACAACGTGAACGGCAACATTTTGAGAAGGTAAGGCGGGCTGAAAGATATTATGCACAACAACTAAGAGCAGTTGCTCGTAATATTGGCATGATCATCAATGGTTTCACCCCAGGTGATAGAGACCATTTACCTCAGCTAATAGAGCTGCTTAGTAGATATTCAGCAATGATTAACCCCTGGGCTAGAGTAACTGCAGCCCGCATGATAGCTGAAGTCTCACGTAGAGATGCAGGAGCCTGGTTTAGGCTTAGTAGGGAAATTGGTGTTGAGTTAAGAAACATGATTGAGAATGCCCCTATTGGTGGGGTAATCAAGCAAATGTTAGATGATCAAGTTACTCTAATCACATCTTTGCCTATTGATGCAGGTAGAAGAGTTCAGGAATACACACAAGACTTTGTTGTAGGTGGACGCAGATATGACGACCTTGTTCAGTTGGTGCGGGATTCTGGTAATGTTACAGTATCGAGAGCCACCCTCATCGCGCGGACTGAAACGGCTAAGTGTCAATCGGCTATTGTTCAGGCACGCGCACAACACATAGGTGCAGAACAGTATATCTGGAGGACAGTAAGAGATGCGGCTGTTAGGCGGGAACACAGGGCTTTGGAAGGGACAATACAATCATGGGATGACCCACCCGTGGCTGAGGCCGGTGGTGAGCGCCATCACCCTGGTAACTTTCCTAATTGCCGTTGCTTCGCTGAGCCTATTCTTCCTGAGGTGATAGTGTGACAGACTATTACACAAGTCAACCTGGTAGTGTTCTCAAGTTTAATGACTTGGAACATAGTTGGTTAACCTTTAACCCCTGTGGTGTAAGAGTCAATCTAAAGACAGGTGAAGTAGTCATTCCTGAAGGTATAACGTTAGATGAAGCATCCCGCGCGTTCTGGGAAGGATTGAGTCACTTTTATGGGGTTAAAGTTTAAAGTTTCGAAGCGCGCGCGCATCCATCCCGCGTACGCGCGCTTCGAAAAATAATCGAAAAGGAGTCTTTTTAGTGGGCATGATAGCCGCGCGGGTATGCTTGCATGGGAGGAGTATTATTGTGGAAGAATGGCAAGTCAGAGTCATGGAAGAGCGTCAGGAATTGAATGATAGACTACAGCGTTTAGCAAAATTCATCAAGAGTAAAGAGGCGTTTGCCTTAAATCATATAGACTTTGCCCTTTTGTATTCACAAGAGTCAGCTATGCGGTCATACTTAACCATCCTCAATCAACGTATTGATAGGTGGACTAATGCCTGATGACACAGACAATTACGACAAGATCACCAAGGCACTGGAACGCCTTGCTGATATACATGTCATGGTGGGCATTCCTGCTGCCAATGATCAGCGCAGTGATAAAGCACCCAGCAACGCAACATTAGGTTATATCCACGAGGTAGGTAGCCCAGCAAACAACATCCCAGCGCGTCCATTCCTAGTCCCTGGTGTCAGGTCATCTGAGCGTGAGTGGACCAAGTATATGGTGCAGGCT